TTACCTTGTTATCGCATTGTTGCTTGCAATATCTGCAATAAGGGTTGCTAATGCAGGGTTACTTGCCGCATCTACGCTCCTTGTTTGTGTGGAGTAGTTGGTCAGTGTCCATGTTTTATTGTTGCTGCTATTCAAAAATTGATTGCACGACTCATATCTATATGTGGGGGTACTGGAATATGCAACATTACCATTACTGGTCACATGTATAACGCATCCAGTAATATTAACAGTTTCGGTTCCTGTCAAGATCTCAAATGGCCTTACAACAGATGAGGAGCCGAAGTGCGAAAGAGCTGTTACTTCTTTCATTATGACGCTTGTTGATGCTCCTGTTTTGATATATGAACTAGGCGTTCCCTGAGTTGACAGGAATGTAACACCTGCGAATTTAATATGCCTGCAATCAGTAACCTCGACAAAAGCCCTGTTTGTGTCAGCCCAGGCTCCTGTAATTGAGATATCACTGAATGTTACATCACAGTTTCCTGATGTACCTGTCGGTTTCCCGCTAAAATCGATAGCTCTCGCGTTTGTGTCTGTGATATCTATCTCAATATCAGAGAACCTTATTTCTCCCAACGCGTTCGTAGTGTTACCTGAGTTTCTTGCGAAATAAATTGCCTGTACAGATGGGTTGCTTATCTTGATATTGGAAAATGTTAATTTATCTGTGCCATCTAATGGATAATATCTACATAGTATCCCGGTGGCACACCTGCTAGACACTACATCAGATATCAGCAAATCACTTGCATATTCTATCGCCAAAGATGCATTGCTAGACTCAATATAACCTGTGTTAATAACACCGAGTCTAAAGTTGCACCTAATTCCATGAGACTCACAGTTTTTGATGATGAAGTTGCTTATAACTACCCTGGTTGCACCAACGTGATCTGTATCCGACCCCATCACCCTGATACCGTTACCTCCTGAGCTGTTAATTTCAGTCCTTGAAATATCAATGGTGCTTGTTCTGTTTGCAATGTCAGCGTAGACAAATAGGGTTGACTGGTAGGTGTTTATGCCTCTGAAGCAATCTATAAATACTTTACCAAAGTTTTTAACTACAAGGCCAGAGCCTAGCCTAGTTTCTGCATCTCCTGACCCTCCAGATTGCTTCCCTAGCCCTGCATCGTAGCTATATACGTTGTATGCATAGAATTCTGTTCCAGTGTTGCACTCTGCATTGCTGTACCACGATCCATGCATAGAAATATCCCTTAAGAAACATTTCCCCCCAGTTATGATTGCAAATGATGGATTTGGTGCATTGTTATCTGATTGCTGTGAAATTCCCAATCTATCGAACCATCAATTATTATGTCATATGGTTGCCTGATTGACGCTGTTAATGGTGTTCTCAGCCAAAATTGGTTGACTGTGAATTTTGTTTTTTTCCATTTTGATTTAATAGTTAAATCACTATTTACCGTGAAATCGCCTGACAGCGTATAGTTTTCTGAGGACAGAATTATATTTCCACCAACACCAAGCAACCTCTGTAACTGGGTGTCATTCTGTGCGATTTTCCACCCTGAATTAACCTCATGAAAAAAGGTTACAGGGTAAAGTTCTACAGAACCATTGATAGACGTTGTGTCATAACTCGCAATAGTTAAAGGAGATGATAATGGTGCGCTAAGCATCATCACAACTCCATTTAGCCTGATATATCTCGTGCCGGCAGGAATAATTTCTCCAACATTTGCATTTACGCCAATTGATGGCGGGTATACATCCCCGCCCAAAAATCCGTTCATCCCCCTTAGCCATGAAAGATTAAGAGTGCTTGCAAATTGGTCAGGCTCATAGCCTAAAATATTCGGGAAATAAAATTGCTGGACTCCATATGCATCATACACAGACATGGAGTGACCTTTAACCGTCACGAACTTGGTTATCTGACCATTGTAAACTGGATAACCACCGGCGTTGATCAAGATTGGCTGGGATACAGGAATTAAATCCCCATCCTCACCTTCAATGTAAACCTGAATCTGGTTAGCGGGTATAGTTGGGTCGGTATCAATCTGACCGATATAGATTTTTCCGTTTGCAACTGCTTTGAATGAACGCGCCAGAGTGAATAACTGGCTAGGCATACTCACTACAACATTTGCGGTGATATCTGACATTTACTGTGCTCCGGGCGCAGCAAAGCCGCACAAGCTAGAACTTGCGCAGCGTTGCGTTAAGGTCGGTTATAATTAGTTAAAAAAGTGGAGGAATTATGGAACGAGACTGGTTGAACTTTGCATTCTTGATTTTCGGTATCTGTCTTGGCGTCGCCCTATTCACTTAGCGCTTCAGACTTCGCACCCTGAGCGAATGAGTTAACGACTCTCTCGACGTCAGATAGCGCTTTCTCAAAAGCAGTGGATCCTCTTGGGGTGTTTGCCAGACGCAGCATTGCATTACGTGCTGGCTCGCTCTCATACATCCTTGCCAGCAATCCATATCCACCACCAACCCCTAATAATGCTGGGTTAGTTACAGTGCCAATTCCCATTATAAACGGGATCGCCTGCTGTCCGGTTGGCGTTGTTACCCCTGCCTGCCCCGCTCTCTTCGTTGACTCCAGATAGTTCTTCAGCCCTCTCAGATAAGCAGCATCACGGCCTTTAAACGCGATTCCAGTCTGGTTAGACATCAGGTTAACCTGTCGCAGGAACTGGTCAGGTGATTCGGCTAATCCATCTCAACACCGTTTGCTTACATGGCATCCCATCATCACGACAGACGGAGCGCAGCGATTCACCCTCCGCCAGTCTCAGGCAGATGCTTTCCGCTAACTCTTCTGAGTAATCTGATGGGCGACCGATTTTATTTTCTTCGCCCATATTTCATTACGCCTTAGTGAATGCTTGTGCGTAACGCCTTAGTGAATGCTTGTGCGTACTCTACTGTGCGACCTGGACCCATCTGAATGACGCACAGGTCACCGATAGGCAGGAAGCCCGCAGTAATGGTAGGCTACATGGAGCGCAATGAACAGGATGGTTATTTCCGTTTTGCGCCCCTACCAAACGGAGGTGGAGTTTACTGCCAGCCAACTCACTGGATGCCACTCCCCTCACCTCCAGCCAAATAACAAACCCGCACATCGCGGGTTTTTCTTTATCCGGAGCCCGTATGCAACTCAACCCAGTGGCAGCCGTCATCATGGCTCTTATTGCATGGGCGGCTATCTCTTCACTCATTCACATGTCAGAGGGCTTGTTATGGCTGCACTGGTATATGTATTAGCAATTTGCGCAGCTAACTACCTGGTGTTTGTGTTCGGCCCATGGTGGTCAATCATCAACTCCTTCGTTCTCATTGGACTCGACTTCATCCTTCGCGACGTTCTTCATGAACGGATTGGATTTATAAAGGTTACTGGGCTTTCTGTTCTCTCCGGAGTCATCAGTTACACCATAAATCCAGCAGGCGGGATGATAGCCATTGCCTCTTCAATCTCGTTCGTTCTCGCATCGCTAGGTGACGGTAGTGTCTATCAATTATTGATTCGCAAGCCGTGGTCAGTTAAGGCAAATGCCTCAAATATAACTGCTTCAGCCATTGACTCTATATCGTTCCCGCTTATCGCATTCGGCTCTCTTATGCCAGGAATCATTGCCGGCCAGTTCATTGCTAAGGTTGGCGGAGGTTTTATCTGGTCATTAATTTTAAGGAAGAGATGATGACAGTCCACTTTCACGGAGGTCCTATTTGGGGTGATAAGGATTCACCTACAGATATGCTCATAAAGGCTCTGTACCGTGACGGTGGGGCGTTTATTTCCTTTGCAAGGCCTGAACAGATGAAGAAAGTCGCGATGTTTCCATGTGACATCAGGCTTGATAACGGAGCGTTTTCTGCATGGGATAAATCCAAAAAGAAAAAGATAGCCGTGGATTGGGGGAGGCGAAGTGAGAAGTTTTATGACTTCGTAGGGAAATGGTTCAGCCGCATTGAGTGGTTTCTTATACCTGATGTTATTGAGGGGTCTGAGGAAGAGAATGATGAGCAGTTAGAGCTTGTGCCTCACTGGCTTGCTTCAAAGGCCGTTCCAGTTTGGCACTCTGATGAATCAATTGAAAGACTTGTAAGGCTATCAGATCGGTATGAATGGGTGGCAATAGGATGCTGCGGACCTCACAGGCATATACGTTCAAAGTGGTGGGAGCATCGCATGAATGAGGTGTTTACCGAGCTATACATCAATAGAAATTCGGAAGTTAAGCTTCACGGATTGAGGATGCTAGATGTCAGGGTGCTTGGTATGTACCCATTCGCCAGCGCAGATTCTACCAATGTTGCTATTAACGTACCAAAAACCGAGAAACGATTTCCTGAGATAACAGACAAATTAGCTCGCACAGCTGTGCTGCGCGCAGCCATAGAAAATGTCCACCCTCCATCAATACCGGAGTGGGTAGAAAGAAAGGCAAAAGAACCGGCTCAGGCCGGTTTTTTATTTGAATTCACAGACGCAGCGTGAGGTGTGAAATGGCTAAATTTGCTGTGGGCGCGTTAGTGCAGCTTAAGTCTGGAGGCATCAGAGGGATGGTTGAGAGCCAGATTGAGCCAGAGGGTGACCACCCGAAATACTGGTGCAGGTGGGATGACGGCAACTACTCGGTGCATCACGAATACGAACTTCGCGCGGCTACTGTTGATGAGCCTCGCGTGTATAAGAAATTAGCGTAAGGAGATTGATGATGACTTTGCTTGAATTGCTGGTTAAGGAATTGCCATCTAGGGGCGGGTGGCCCGATGGCGTTGAACGCCTTGAGCAATATCCTGATGGGGCTCTGTTTGATGGTCCTAATTATCAAAGTAACTTTAAGTTCCAAAGGGCAGATGACTTTGGTGATGATGAAGTAACCCGCGAGCAATACGAAGCCGCACTAGTTGCCAGCAAGCCAGAATGGGATGGTGAGGGATTGCCTCCTGTGGGGTGTGAATGTGAGTATGAAACTAAATTTGATGGATGGCAGCCAGTACGAATTGAGCTAATCAAATCTGAAGGGATCGCCTTTACATGGCTGTCAAATAGCCAGGCTTACAATGGGCTTGATTGTGTCGGAGTGCAAAAGTCAGGCTCTTTCCGCCCTATCCGATCAGAAGCAGATAAGAGACGCCACGAGACAATGCGACAACTGTCTCATTCTCTCCGGGCAAATGGATCGGTTACAGAAGAGCAACTAAACAGACTGTACGCAGATGTTGCAGCAGGAAAGATTCCACACATCCGCATCGACTAGACCGCCGCAATGGCGGTTTTTTATTGGGGATAGATAATGTCAGACAGCGAAGAAATCAAAATCGAAGGCGGCTGCATTTACGAGTCACAGAATATTGATGGCGATAATTCAAAGTTCATCGTTACAGTGGTTGGACTCTCCCGCGTCCTGTTTGCTGACTTTCCGATGATTAAATTCAACGAAAGTTATCTTGAATATTGCGTAACAAGGAAAGAATTCCAGAAGCGATTCAAGCTATCGGAGTAACCATGGAATCACACAGCCTCACACTCGATGAGGCCTGTGCATTTCTCAAGATATCCAGACCTACCGCAACCAACTGGATTCGCACAGGCCGACTTCAGGCAACACGCAAAGACCCTTCCAAACCAAAATCCCCATACCTCACTACACGGCAAGCCTGCATTGCGGCGCTTCAGTCTCCGCTGCATACTGTCGGCGTGAGCGCGGGTGATGGCATAACAGAGGAACTGAAATGTCACTATTCCGCCGAGGTGAAACCTGGTACGCCAGCTTCACATTACCGGACGGCAAAAGATTTAAGCAGTCTCTTGGGACAAAGGACAAAAGGCAGGCCACGGAGCTTCATGACAAGCTAAAGGCCGAAACATGGAGGGTGAGTAAATTAGGAGAAACCCCTGAAATGACCTTTGAGGAGGCTTGTGTCAGGTGGCTTGAGGAGAAGTCTCATAAGAAGTCACTGGACGACGACAAGAGCCGGATCGGATTCTGGCTACAGCATTTTGCAGGGATGCAGTTGAAGGACATTACAGAAACGAAGATTTACTCTGCTATCCAGAAGATGACAAATCGCCGTCACGAGGAGAACTGGAAGCTCATGGAAGAGGCGTGTCGCAAGAAAGGGAAGAAGCCTCCAGAATACAAACCAAAGCCAGCAGCGGTAGCCACAAAAGCAACTCACCTATCATTCATTAAGGCGTTGCTCAGGGCAGCAGAACGTGAATGGAAGATGCTGGATAAGGCTCCGATCGTCAAAGTTCCTCAACCGAAGAACAAGCGTATCAGATGGCTTGAACCTCACGAGGCGAGAAGGTTGATTGATGAATGCCCGGAGCCGCTTAAGTCAGTCGTAGAGTTTGCGCTTTCTACTGGCTTAAGACGTTCGAACATCATCAATCTGGAATGGCAGCAGATAGACATGCAGAGAAAAGTTGCGTGGATTCACCCGGAGCAGAGCAAGTCTAATCAGGCCATTGGCGTGGCGCTGAATGATACTGCTTGCAGGGTGCTGAAAAAGCAAATCGGAAATCACCACAAGTGGGTGTTCGTTTACAAGGAAAGCAGCACTAAGCCTGACGGAACCAAATCACCTGTAGTGAGGAAGATGCGCTACGATGCCAACACTGCATGGAGGGGTGCGCTAAAACGAGCAGGGATTGAGGATTTCCGATTTCATGACCTGAGACATACGTGGGCAAGTTGGCTTGTTCAGGCTGGAGTGCCTATTTCTGTGTTGCAGGAGATGGGAGGATGGGAGTCAATCGAAATGGTTCGTCGCTATGCTCATCTGGCACCCAATCACTTGACCGAACATGCGCGGCAAATAGACTCGATTTTTGGGTGTTCAGTCCCAAATCTGTCCCATAGTGAAAATAAGGAAGGTACAAATGACGCGTAA